AAGCAGCTCGTGCAACTAAAGTAGCAGAGACCAAGCCCGAAGTTTCGATAGCCACTTAAGCGCTATCAAAAAATCAACTTTTTACTACAAGATACCTTGCGCTTTTTTTAAAAAAGAGCTATAAAAAATTACTATACAATTAAATTAGAATGCTGACGAGTATAGTCGACGGCCTAGAGACAGCATTCGCAAAACTAGGAGGATTATAATATGGCAAATAGTACATTTAACGGTCCGGTACGATCTGAGAACAACTTTAAGGTGATTAGTAGAACTGCATCTACAGGTCTTATTTCTGATCGAACGGTCCAAAGCGGAATGAAAGACTCTCGAAGATATTATCTCGACGAGTATTTTAATCAACTTCCTGCTCTTAACGCTTACCTACAAGGCTCAGAAACAAAAGACTGGGGCAGCATAGATGACGGCAATGAGTTAGCAGAAGACGTAACAGTTACAGGTGCAGCACTAGGAGACTATGCGGTAGCAACAATGAGTATTGATGTTACAGACTTAACTATAACGGCATCAGTAACAGCATCAAACGTAGTTACAGTTGTTTTAGGAAACTTTACAGGTGGTGCGATAGATCTTGGATCTGGAACATTAACAGTTAAAGTTTTCAAAGCTGGTTCAACAGGAGTAGGTAAAAACACTAACTTTGAAGTACTAGGTACTAACATGACAACAGCCCTAGCTACTAGAAGTGCGACTGTTGCAGCAGTTACGTTGACAACAGCAGGCGCTGACCAAGACCAAGCCATTTTGGTTCCACACTTAGACAGTGGACAAACAGCTTGGACAGGTGTCAAGTGGGGTAATGAAAACCAAGTTACATGGGAAGCTTTAGTTCGAACAAGTTCGGCTATTGATAACCAAAAAATTTGGGCTGGTATGAAGTTAACAAGTGATCAACTTCCCTCAACGGATGCGGACCAAGCATATTTTTATTTTGCAACGGACGCAACGAACGGGCAATTAATTGACGACTACGGTCCATTGTACTTTATTCATTCTAATACCGGCACTGACTACCTAACTAATACAGGTATTACAGTAGCAGCTGATACAAACTATCATTTAAAAATTGTGATGGATAGCGATAGAAAACCATCGGTTTACGTAAATGGTAGACAATATAGTGTAACAACAAGTGCCATAACGGCTTTTGATAACACAACTTCGGTTACTGGAACAACTCAAGCAACTATTGGAGCGAATTATTCAGCTACCAATGCTAACACTCAAAAGGGTGCAGCGTTGAAAGATAACACTGATTTAATTCCTTGTATAGGAATTGAAGCTGGCGACGGCGCGGCAGCAGCACTGAATGTTAGTTATATGACAATTAGCAGACTGTTGTTTGAATAATAAATAAATTAAGATGGGGCTTCGGCCCCATCTAGTATTCTTGATTAAGGAGGGAATATGGCAGATACAGTAACAGGACCAGAAATATTACAAGAAAACGACAAACGAGTAGTAATAAAAATAGTTGTAGAATCAGACGGTGACGGAAGCACAACAGTATTTTTTGACTCTTCAGCACGTACTGTAGCAGGCGTTGCACAACTCGGAGCTTTGCAAAGAATTTGGTTTGCATGTGACACTGGAAACGGTGGCGACTCACACGCTCGTTTAGATTTTGAAGATTCAGACGGAGATAGACCTTTGCTTGGTTTAGTCGGAACAGGTTATTGGGACTTTAGAGAGTTTGGTGGACTACCACCAAGCACAGACGCTAATACAAACGGTGATATTAATCTTGTTGTCGATGCTTTAGCGGATGACGGTAACATGTACACAGTTATAGCAGAGTTTATTAAAACACCTGCATAAGGAGGTAGCATATGGCTAACACTACTTCCGGAACAGTTACTTTTGACAAAACTTTTGCTGTTGATGAAATTATAGCGGAAGCATACGAACGTATAGGTTCACAAGTAACTTCTGGATATCTACTAAAAACGGCGAGACGTTCTTTAAATGAAATGTTTCAAGAATGGGGCAATAGAGGTTTGCACTATTGGGAAGTAGGCGATACCAATATTGACTTAATCGAAGGCCAAGCTGAATATACTTTCTACAGAGCAACAGGTGATGGAACTTCTTCTGTGACTGTTGGTGGAACAACAGGATCTTCTACTTATGGAATAGCAGATGTTTTAGAAGCTACCCTTAGAACGGATAGAACTGCTACAGATCAAGCTGATTCTACACTTACAAAAACAGATCGATCAACCTTTTCAAGTTTAGCTAATAAATTATCAAAAGGAACACCTTCTAGATATTTTGTTCAAAGACTTGTTGATAAAACAACAGTCACTCTTTACCCGACACCTGATTCATCTAATGCATCAAAAGAAATTCACATTTTCTTTGTAAAAAGAATTCAAGATGCTGATGCAACTTATACAGATGCAACAGATACTCCTTATCGATTTATACCTTGTATGGCATCTGGTTTAGCATTTTATTTAGCACAAAAATTTAATCCACAGTTAGCTCAACAAATGAAGTTATATTATGAAGATGAATTAGCTAGAGCATTATCAGAAGATGGCTCTTCTACTAGTGTTCACATAACACCGAAAGTTTATTATCCAGGAACATAATGGCAAAATACGCAAAAGCAATATCAGATAGATCAGGAATGGAATTTCCGTACAATGAAATGGTTAAAGAATGGAATGGTATGTTTGTACATAAATCAGAATTTGAAGCTAAACATCCTCAATTAGAACCAAGAGGATATGCAGGGGGAGAACGAGGTTTATTAAATGCAAGACCGGATAGAACTGAAAATGAAGTAATTGCAATTTTAGGACCAGATCCTTTTTCTACTATTTCAGCTTCATCAGGAATTATAAATGTATTTGAAAAAGGTCATGGTAGATCAACAAGTGATACAGTTAGATTTAGAGGAGCACCTTCTACTTCTGCATCTTTTAGTGATCCAAACAATTTTGATGGTATTACAGGATCTAATATTGCATATTCTTCTGGCTACTCGATCACCGTAGGCAAACGAGACTCTAGTGGTGATGTAACACTGACGGATGACTACTATTACTTTACTGTCAATACAGATACTGCTACAAGTGGAGGAGTATCAGGAGGGGGAGAGAATTGTTCGGCTGGTCCAGCAACTCTAACAGCATAATATGGCAGGATTTACTTATTCAACACTGACAACGGCAATTCAGAATTATACTGAAGTTGGAACAGGTGTACTTTCAAGTACAATTACAGATCAATTTATAGATAATTCAGAACTTAGAATACAAAGAGAAATTCCAATTGATGCAGATCGAAAAGAAATGCTTGGAAATTTAACAGCTTCAAAAGATAATGTTTATGCTCCTGCGGGAACTTTATTTGTTAGAGGTCTTCAAGTTTATACTTCAACAAGTGTTGCAACTGGAACTAATAGCTGGTTAGAAAAGAAAGATATTAGCTTTTTAAGAGAATATGATGCAGCTGAAACGACTACTGGCACACCAAAATACTATGCTATGTCAGGAGGAGCAGAAGGAACTGGTGCAACTTCTTCAGGAAGAATTACAATTGTTCCAACACCAAGCTCAGCTTTTATGTACAAAATTCATTATAATGCTAGACCGGTAGGATTGAGTTCAGCGAATACGACAACGTATTTAAGTCTTAACTTTGGTAATGGATTATTGTATGCATGTCTCGTAGAAGCCTTTAGTTATTTGAAAGGCCCGCAAGATATGTTACAACTATATGAACAAAAGTATCAAACTGAAGTACAAAAGTTTGGTGCAGAACAATTAGGTAGAAGACGAAGGGACGACTATACGGATGGAGAACCTCGTATACCCGTTCCGGCTCAGACACCGTAAGGAGGAAAAATGGCAGGAAAAGAAATCAAAGGAAGAAGTAAAATAGCAAACTACCGTCATGGTGGTAGGACAGGTTTTAAAGATGGTACACAAAAACTAAAAAGTAAAATAAAATACAAAAATGGTAACAAAGATGAAAAAGAATCCTCTAACGGTATTGGTTCTGGGGCAAAAATTAAAGACAAACCTTGGTATAAGATAAGGTAAAATATGGCAACACTAACAGTAACAGTCAAAGAAGCAATTACACTTAACAACATCGATTATGGATCGGAAAGATCTTTGGATATTTCCAGTGTTAATGAAGTTGTAAAAAGAGTTGTAACTGCATCAACAACCGAATGCGGTCTTATAGGATTTATATCAGCAATTAGCGGTGTAGGAGTAACTGCCAACAAAGTTGGATACGTCGCAGGAATATTTGACAATGGCGATGTACGATATATTAGAATTACAAATTTAGATTCATCCAATCATATTATGCTAACTTTTAGAGATGAAGACAATACAGAATTTAGAATGAAGGTCGATGCGGGTCACTCGTTTATTTATCCAGGTGATAATAGCGGTGGTGTTGTAGATACAATGAAAGCGGCAGGATCAGCTTTAGCGTCGGGTCTTTCTGACTTAGTAGATATTACAGTAGATACAGATACAGCAGCATGTGATGTTGAAGTGTTTGTAGGGAGCGCTTAATGGCATCGACATATACGGATATTGGAACAGAGTTAATGACCACTGGCGAGAACGCTGGTAACTGGGGAACAAAAACAAACACCAATATACAAATTATAGAAGAAGCAATTAGAGGATATGTTGCAGTATCTATTGCTGGTAGTGCAGATACAACAGCTTTAACTTATACAGATGGTTCTACAGGAGATAGTGCAAGAAACGCGGTTATCGCTTTAACTGGAACTATAACAGGAAACCAAGTTGTAACAGTTACAGCAAAAGAAAAAGTTTGGATTGTAGACAATCAAACATCAGGTGCTTACACAGTACAGTTTATGGTATCAGGTCAAACTGGAGTTACTTGGGCTACAACTGATAAAGGAACAAAAATTTTATATTGTAACGGTACCGATGTTATTGATACAGGTATTTCATCTACTGGAACATTTGATTTAGATGGTGGTGAATTAACTCTTGATGCTGATTCTGATACAAGCATTACAGCAAGTACGGATGATCAGATAGATTTCGAAATAGCAGGCGCTGATGATTTTACAATGACAGCGAATGCATTTAATGTATTGACAGGTTCTCATGCAACTTTTGCTGACAGTGCTAATGCTAAATTTGGTACTGGCAATGACATGTTGGTATACCATGATGGATCTAATTCTTATATTACTAATGCTACTGGAGCTTAAAAGTTAGCAACTGAAACTTCAGGTATTGCATTAACAATTGGACATACAACTTCAGAAACAACAATCGCTGACAATCTTACAGTAACAGGAACTTTAACGGGTACGTTAGCAACAGCTGCACAAGGCAGCGTGACAAGTTTAGGTACGCTTACAACTTTAACCGTTGATAATGTAAATATTAACGGCACAACCATTGGTCACACAAGTGACACGGATCTTTTAACTTTAGCTAGTGCTAGTTTAACAGCACTCGGTACAATTACAGTTGGTGTTGATAATACTGGACATGACGTAAAATTCTTTGGAGCTTCTGCTGGTGCCTATGCACTATGGGATGAATCAGCAGACTTACTCGATATACGAGGAGCAACCGCAGCAGGTCCTGGTTATTTAAAACTGCCTACAGGCGAACTTACTGTTGTTGATGCAGATATATTAGGACGAATAGATTTTCAAGCTCCTTTAGAATCTGATGGCTCTGATGCTATTTTAGTTGGTGCTTCAATATATGCAGAAGCGGATGCTACTTTTAGTGCTACTGTTAATAATACTGATATCGTATTTGCAACAGGTAAAACAGCGACGGCTGCTGAGAGATTTAGATTTACAGCTGATAATGAAATAGGAATTGCAGGTGCTAATTATGGTACCGATGGTCAAGTATTAACTTCTGGCGGCGCAGGTGCAGCCTGTGCATGGGAAGATGCTTCTGTTTCAAGTAT